TTATGCAATGGCAAAATTACTTTTAAAATCATCTTTATCATCAAATGAAACAACGTTTATATTATGCTGAATTAAACTATCTTTGAATTGAACTGACCTGTCATCCAGACCTTTCACCAGAACGTTGAATGAAATATCATTACCAGGATTATTTTGCCTGTATAATTCTGTATCTAGCCAAATCCCCATTACCATTTCGGATACGTTTTTGTTCAAAGATGTATATAGTTTTGTCCATTTTGTGTCTTTAATTTTCTGATGGAATACAAAATCTAAATCGTATGCTAGATTAGATTTACCTTTTACAGAAAATCCGATATCAAAGCTAAACTGTTTATTATTTTCAGTAATATAGTCTAAAACATCATCCTTAAACATTCCTCTGGCATTATTTCTGGACCCAAAGGCTAAATCTGATATCTTAATTACACTGTCCAATATATCGTTGATTATTTGAGCAACTTCCTGACGAGACGCAGTTGTTTTGTATATATCATAGTTACTACCCAACGAAGCTCTGTTAGTATTTAGGATACTTTGAATCAATTTAAGTCTAACCGAACCATTTTTTGTTAGGTTAGTTCCACGAGATTCAATATTCCAAATAGTGTAGCCCTGGTCAGAAACGGTATATGTTGAATTATGATTTGATGTAATTAGTAACGAGATTTGGTCACCAAACGGATCCACAAAAGGGGTATTAAATCTAATTTTATTACCATCAAGTGGAATGAAATTTGATTGGTTGTTTATTTTTTCCAACCATTCGTTTGCAATGGCTACTGAATCAATTACATCTGACATTTTAATACCTCCTTTCATGAATTAGATTGATAATATATTGTCCTCTATAAAAGATATACTACTATGATTCTTAACATTAGTATAATCAAACATTTGCTGTAGTGCGGTGAAGAAATCATCGCAATCTTTAAAACTATTGTGGGGCAAAGGATAGGCTTTGTAATGTGTAAAAGTATCATTCTTAGCTCTATATTCTTCTTCGGAGAAAATTTCTACACGATGTCCATAAACCTTTCCATCGGAATTTTTATGAAAGCTACTATCTAAGTTTATTCTAACTAATGTGTAACGAGTAGAGGCATCTGAAAAGTTTAAATGAATATTATCAATTGCATACATATAATATAATACAAACTGACGTTCGGTTCCATCTAGCAATCCAGATATTTTAATTTTACCTTTAGATCCTTCAGTAAGGACGTATTTATTTTTTGAAATTGTTTTTTTAAATATACTAATGAGCTTATATGCATCAGCATCAGTTAAATCTAAAGATTCCATGTTTTCTCCTTTAATTTTTGTCATACCTGCGGGTATGGCTTTTTTAGTCGTTCAAATGCTGAATAGCGTAATTAGCTTGGTCGGGTGTGACCCCTTCGCCGGATTGATAGACCTCTATAGATAAAAAGCCCTCTGAAGGGCTTTTAAATTAATTAAGATTTATTACACCAGTATCGAAATCATGGTATGCATTATCATCACTATAATCATCGGTATCGTAACTGCCTGAGAATTTTAATCTTATTGATGTAATATCTGATGGGCTGGAAAGGGTAGGAACGTAAAATACAACATTTCCTTCTTTGTTAGCACCTTTCATAAGATCACCACCAATATCGTCACTGTCCATAAGACTAGCATCTATTTGTTGACCATCATTAGTTGTCAATGTAGCTTGATTTGGATAAATAGATATATCACGTTCAGGAGTTTCTACTTTAAAGTTTACAACAATAGCTCCTTGGAATGTGTTTCCATCACTGTCCTCAACTGCGTTTTTGAAAGTACCAACATTAGCGTAATCAATACTTACTTTAACGCCAGCCCAAGAATTGTCAGACCAGGTAACATCATGTCTTTTAATCTTATCAACTTTTGCTTCATCACTAGAAGTCGTGTCAGAAGATGAATCTGAATCATCTGTATCAGTGGAGTCAGATTCAGTATCATCGGTACTTGACTGTTTTTTGTTCCATTTATTGTAATCTTTTATTGATTTAGTATCTGAACCTTCGAAGTATTCATCAGCAATTTTTTTAGCAGTTGCGGAAAAATAGTCCTTTCCATTACCGCTCTTAATTCCATTTAGAGTTCTTCTACATTTCTTGTTGAATGAAACAAGGTCCTTAGTTAGGCCCTTATTAGATTTATTGGATTGTAATTTTTTATCTTCAGTATCCAGTACTTTAATACCTTTATTTGCTTGTTTGATCACCTTAGAGTTGCTGTTAGACTCTTTAGCCACTTTTAAGGTGCTTAGTACGGAATTATTACTATTGTTAAATGAATCCTCTAATTCACTTTTGCTCATCTTATTTGAAGAACATGCAGAAAGCATGATTGCAAATATTCCTAAGAATGAGATTAGTAGCAACATTCTTTTTTTCATTATGTTTCCCCCCTATAACCGTCAGCTTTTAATGTCATCAGATTTTGGACAACATGAATCATATAAAGCGTGACCAAAAGTAATCCAAACCAAAGTAGTCACATATTTGATACTTAGTCATATTTCTCAAATCATAATCATGTTCTTTTATCATCGCAGCCATAGCAAAAGCGTTAGCTTCAAACTCCCGTTTGGTAATTGTAGAACCTGCACTATGTCTCCTCAAAAAAGGCGTACCAACTCCCTTATCGGTTAAACAATGTTTAATCTCGTGAAGTGGTACTAATATAGATTCGATTTCATTTAAATTATCATCCAGGATAATGGTAGTACGCCGGCTATTTGTTATCCGTGTTCCCAATGTATCAGGACCAATCGGACAATAGATAACATTATAATTGTAAGTTTTTGCTATTATCGCTGGATCAAAACTATTTGCCTTTTTATACACTTTATTAAGCAAATCTTCGATAGAACATGTTGCCATGTAAACACCTACTTATTTATTTTCGTCATCGTTGCGATATTTTTTTGGAGTAAATTTCTTTTTAGCTTGTCTCTTATTAATTTCAAGGGCAGTTAAAATAGCCGAGCGTAAGTTGGCTTTTTGCTCTGGGGTGGATGGCTCACCATAATAATCAGATTCGGCATCTGTATCAGAGCCATCTAATAATTTATCGGCAAGTTTACCAAGATCCAATTTTTCTTTTCCTGATAGATCATAATAATTATTTTTCTCATCGTCTTCAATAATCTCAGTATAGCCAGCCATTTTTAGAATTGTTTTGGCAGGGACTTTAAGACCCTTAGCCATTCGTTTGAGCGTTTCTTGTTTTGGAATGTTTCTCTCACCACGTTCAATTAAAGACCAGTACGAAGGTGACACTGCAGGTTGAGTGTCAGTTTTTGATTGGTATGATACTTGACGTAAAGAATAGTGGTGTTCTTCGCGTAGTTTTTTTAGCATATTACCAAATTCTTTGTTAGTTACTTTGTTTGGCATAACATCAACCCTTTCATCGACAAAAGTATAACAAAAGTATAACAATATTAGAACGTTTGTAGAATATTTGTGTACAAAAATCGTTGACAAAAGTTGTACAAATGTTATTATCTATTTGTACCCAAAAGGAGATGATTTAAATGTCAACATACATAAAGAGTAAAAGACAATTAGACGAACATTTAATAATTAATGGATTAACACAAAAGGATTTAGCTGCGGCAGTAGGTATCGGACGTACATATATGTCAGCTATTGCGAATAGAAGTACACCAGTAGGAAATAGAACTGCAAAGAAAATCTGTGATGTTTTAAACGTTGATTTCAAGGATATTTTTGTACTCTCAATGTCCACAAAAGTTTTACATAAATGATTTTTATATCTTAATTTTACAAAATAATCGATTTACATAGACAGTTAGTTTCGTAAATCAAAAGGGATGGTAATTCAATGAATCGTAAACAACAGCCTAGCATGGCAGAAGTCACACGTGGAATTGTTATTGGTGTATTGATTGGATTGGCTATGTGCTGGTTCATTGGACTCATTTAAAGCAAAAAAAGAGTGAACTAATGAGTTCACTCTAAAAATGAATTAATGAGGGAGGGTAAATTGATATGGATGGTAGTCAATTAGAAAAACAAGAGAAAATAATTGCTGAAATATTAGTTATTTTTCAAAATAATAATTTAACAACAGAAGAAGCTTTGGATTTAGATGATGTTTTAAAGAGACGTATTTTGAAAAACTCTATAATATCAAATCCGCTTTCTTAACAATTCTTCAGCGGTTCTGGAAACTGTTTCATTCATAGCAATATTGGTAGTGGACTTTGTAAAAAACATGTCTTTCTTATTACGTTGAGTCATAAAAAAGTCATCCTTTATAAGTTTATGCAATTCATCTTCATATTCAACGTGAATTGTGAAATCTAAATGATTTCTATCAGTGTTTGTGAATGCATTGGAAGAAAATGTGGCTGTAAATGATTGACCTGGAGCTAATGAAGTTCCTTCTAAGTGTGAAAACACAATATCTTTTGTCATCTCATTTTGTACTTTGGGATTAAGAGTGACTTTTTTTATTGTTGCACGTGTTTTTCCAAAGTTTTTAACCACAATATATTGATGAACATCATCAAGCACCTGAATGTAGTCAAAGAAAAATGAAATATAGGGTTTGTTTGAATCATAAATGGTTCTATTCGTCTGAACAATGGCAATTGTTGAAATTATTAATGCAACAATTGCTGATACGGATTGGATCCAATCGGTTAATGCCATTTTAAATACCACCTTTCAAATTAATTATAGATGAAAGGCATCATGGGGAGGTGATCAATTTGAATAACGTAAACATTTATCAGGAGTTTGAAGATATGATGAAACGTCAGGATTTGAATAATGCTGACATTGCTGCGGTAACAGGAGTTTCACGTTCTGCAGTCAAAGATTGGCGTAAAGCTCGAAAAATTGAAGATAAACGATTATTTCAAATAGCTAATGCATTTGATGATGAAAGATTTAGTTTAGCGGTCGTTTGTTATTCTTATGGCTACCAAGCTATTTTCTTAAATATGCTAGATAGATATCGAGGAGATGATCTATCACTACTTATTGGAACCCAAAAGGAAGATTTGGATAGTGACAGTGCCATAAAAGGATTGATTGAAGAATTGAGTAAGAAAAATCCGGACAAATCAATTGTTAAAGGCTATTTGAAACAAATTATTGAAACAATCGGTATGATGCTTTCTTCAGTAAAGAAGATTGCTACTGAACAAAACATACCAGTACAGCAAATTTTTTAAGGAGGCAGTTTATATGGCCATCGCAAAAATTGAAATTGATGATGCTGAAATTGATGAAAAAATTGAATCAAGAATTAACGCAGTCATCAGGAAAATGCCATTGTGGCCACCAGTAATGAATACTAAACAGATGATATCTTATGTGCCGTTTAGTGGTCGTAGGTTATATGCCGTTTTGTTCATTTATAGGAACTGGTTGGATGAAGAAAACGGTGGTTGTGTTTACTACCCAAGACCAGGTCAAGCCTATCAATTTAGAAGAAAAGATTTTGATCAATGGATGTATGACCATTGGATAGACATAATCACCATTGATATGAAGGAATTTGAAAAAGATAAGGTTGCCTATAAAGCAAGTCTAATTTAAAGGAGAAATTATTATGTTAGGTTCATCAGAAGTTCAAAAGCAACGCCTCGGTTATTCTAAAGAAATCGGGAAGATCAATCAGATTGTAGAAAAGGAAGTTTCACCGATTTTGGATGAATTGAATAGATTAGCAGCGCAATCTAAGAACCTGTTAAACAGAAAGTTTGGCAGACCATTATCTGATTACTCAATTGAATATCTAAGAAAATGCGGTGTCACGGTTGAGTTTTTTAAATCGGGTAATGAGGAAGACAATAATTTGCAATATTTATATGTATTTCAAATTTAGGAGGTATTAGTAATGACATCAATAGACGTCACATTTGCTTGCATGCTAACCAGCTTGGTTGGGTATGCGATTGGTCATGCTGCAGGTGAATCTAAAGGATTCATTAATTTGTTCGATTTAAGTCAGTCAACAAGTATGAAAGTTAATAAGTTTTGGCATGAATTAGGTAATAAATTCTTTGGTAGTGATACCGACAAAAACAAAGTAATTAATTTAACTGACCATACGCCAGAGATTTTGGCCAAAAAAAATAAGACACTATCCGCAAAATAGTGTCTTAAATCAAAAATATTTCAAAAACATTTGTACATAAATTATAGCACATTGGAGTGATTAGAATGACCGCAAATCAACATGAACAACTCAATCTTGTGCAAAAAATAGCTCAAGTACAAGCTGGATTGCCTCCAGAAATAAAGAAGGAGGGATATAACGCAAAACAAGGTTTCCATTATGTAACTGAAGCCCAGGTTAAAAAGCTGGTTCGAAATCCATTAGCAGTGTTGGGAGTAATTATTGTTCCAAAGTATGAAGTTACTAACGAATGGACTGAGACTACTAAAAAAGGTGGTCAAATGCACTATGCATCTGTTCAAGGGACGTTTGAATTAAGGGACGGCAATGAATCAATCATAGGCTCAATGCTCGGTACGGGGATGGATATGTCTGACAAAGCCATATATAAAGCTGAAACAGGTGCACAAAAGAATTATCTTATGCAACTGTTTATGATTTCAACTGGTGACGATCCTGAAAGAGATGATACACCGAATGGCCAAAGTAAGAATCAATATTCAAATAACAATAATTACCGTAATACTGGCTATCGCTCAAGCAATCAAAGACAACCTAGTAATAGAAATCAATACAATGGAAATAATCAAAGGAAGCAAGCTGAAACTCAGATTAATAACAAAATGTTTGATCAGGTTCGTGACAAAATACGTGAGGCAGCAGGAATATATCGTCTGACCTCTGATGACATATCAGTTACGTTGAAAAATAAATTTCACTATACCGATTTGAATCAAATTACTAATGTTTTGGCAGCACAAATTTTAACTTACTTGAGTAAAGCTATCAGGGATGAACGGAAAAAGCAAAGTGTTAGTGCATCTAATAACAGTTGATGGGGGAGGGTAGTGATGGCACGACCTATTAAAAAAGGTATTGATTACTTTCCGCTAGATGTGACGTTTTTACGGGATATGAAGATCAGGAAAATAAGAAAGGCTTGTGGAGATACAGCAATTACAATGCTCATCTACCTGCTCGGTACTATCTATCAAGATGAGGGGTATTACATGAAGTGGGATGATGATGTCCGGTTCCTGGTGGCTGACGATGTTGGCGCCAGTGAATCGGCAGTAGATGAATTGGTTAACAAAGCTCTTAAAGTCGATTTTTTCAATAAGAAAATGTTTGATGATCATAAAATTTTAACGTCACATGGAATACAAACTCGATATCAACAAGCAGCGTATAAAAAGAAAGATAGTTCAATCGATTCAAAGTATTGTCTTATTTCTGATACCGAAAAAAAAGTTTCCGACACCGGAAACTCCATTAATGACAACGACAGTACGCAAAGTAAAGAAAAGGAAACTAAAGAAAACGAGAGTAAAGGAGAGGAGATTATATTAAATCAAAATAAAGAAAATGAGCTTGCCCCGCTTTTGAAGGGAGAAAGTTCATTTATGGATTACTATAATCGCTTCGCTATCTCAGACAGACAAATCAGACAAACTCAAGTTATTTCTGCAGCTATTCCTTTTCTAAATCGAGGTATCAATGTTGAAGAACTAAGCAAATTAATGAAATTAGCAACTCAAATAGCAATTCAAAGCAATGCACTTACTTGGGAATATGTTAAAGGAATTTTAAAGAACTGGTACAAGATTGGCATTAGATCATCTGCAGATGTTCCTAAGCATAAAAAACAATCAGTTTAAGGAGAAGTGATGTATGAAAATTCTGATTTTGATTATGGCCATAATGGTGGCTGTTCAATTTTTATTAAATAAAGACTAAAAATGAGGATATTAAATTATGAATACTGAAAATCAAAAAATGTTAAGCGATGTAAGAAATGCACTCGATTCTGATGATTCAATCTTTATCGGATTAGTTGGAAATGGGAATATCGATGTTAATGGAATGAATTTCATGTCTAATTCAGAGAATATGGATCTTGTTAATGCCATTTTGATTGAAACATGTCTACGAAATATTTTTAGGCGTGAGCAACTAGGTGAACTAATTGAACCAGGTAAGGAAGATGTAGCTGAGTTTGCAAAGGATGTCATTAAATCCAGCAATAAAATTGCTTTGAGGAAACTACGAGAACTTGGTAAGACGGTAGACAATGGCAATCCAGTTAATGTAATCAAAGTTAATCCGAAGAAACATGCTGCAGCAATTGCCATTGATGTTTCAAATCCAAAAAACTTAGAAAGCAATGATTTCTTTAATTCAATGCCTGAGGAATTAAAACAAAGAATCAGAAGAATGGTTGGGGGTACAGGTGAATGAATAATTTAAGGAGTTTTAGTTTTGCAGGTATTGATATTCGAACAAGTGTAATTGACGGAGAGCCATATTTTGTTGCTAAAGACGTTGCAGATGTTCTCGGATATTCCGAGACTAATGCACTGACCAAGAGACTTGATGACGAAGATTTCATATCCGCCAAATTGTCGGGTATGAATATGAAGTCGATTTTGATAAATGAGAGTGGATTATATACTTCGATTATTGGAAGTAAGTTACCCAATACAAAACCATTTAAATATTGGATAACACATGAAGTTTTACCTTCAATTCGTAAGAACGGTGTATACATGACCAATCAAAAGGCCTATGACATCACTCATAATCCGGGAGCATTGGGAGACCTACTACTCCAAGCCGGTGAACAATTGAAAATTAAAGATGCTCAAATTTCAGAGCTAACACCAAAAGCTCAATTTGCTGATCAGATTTCTAAAAGCAATGACACAATTTTAGTTCGCGACCTGGCCAAATTACTTTATAAAAATGGGATTGCCATTGGACAAAAGGAATTATTCAGATGGTTAGTAGAAAAGAATTATCTGATAAGAAAATCCAATGGTTATATACCGACACAAAGGGCCGTTGCTTTAAAAGTTATGGAAGTCAGAGAAACACCGATATTACATCAATATACTCAGCCTACGATTAGCTTTACAACGTTGGTCACCACAAAAGGACAGCAATACTTTATTAATAAATTTTTATCAGCTAATCGAAAGGTGGAAGCTTAGATGATTAACAGAGTAGTTTTAGTAGGACGTCTGACACGTGATACAGAGTTGCAGTATACATCAAGTGGCAAAGCTGTTGCTCAGTTTACAGTAGCTGTTAATAGACAATTTACTAATTCTCAGGGCGAACGTGATGCTGACTTTATCGGTTGTACTATTTGGCAAAAAGGTGCAGAAAATTTCGTTAAATATACTCATAAAGGTGTATTAGTTGGCATTGATGGACGCATTCAAACTAGTTCTTATGATAATAAGCAAGGCCAGCGAGTCTATCGAACAGATGTAATCGTTGAAAACTTCTCATTACTTGAATCAAAAAAGAATACTGACAGTAAACCTGCAGATAACCAACAGAAAAGTACGCCTGATCCTTTTGAGGATAATAGTCGGCCAATAGATATCTCTGATGACGATTTACCATTTTAAAAAGGAGAACGAATTATGGAAGCAAATGGATATACAATATTGGATTTTCCAAAGCATAAATTTGATGTTATCCAGATGGCTGATGCTATTAGAAAAATAACTAAAGATAAGCAATTAAGAGGCTATGCTGACTTATACGCATTGGACAAGTTAGACAAGATATCATCCGTGGCCAATAGCATTATTCAGAAGGAATATCAAAAGGTAATAATGCCTAAAGTGTTTGATGTTTGGTATTGGAAGCAATCAAAAACCTCCTTGCTTGTCCCTAAAATGGAATTAATTTTTAGTCTAAGCTCTTTAATTCTTAGCGATTCTAATGAAAAGGACTACGAAGTAGCACTAAGAGAATGGATTTTTGAAGGTAATCACTTTGATTATGCTGCATATGAAAAATGTGTTGATGCAATTAACAATGGGTTCAAGGTTGAAGGTGAAAAACATGAATGATGTTGAAAATCATGTTTTAGATGAATTGAAAGATTGGCTCAAGTCCGGCAGTGAAGATATTCAAGAAATTCATAGATCATCTGACCATAAAATGGTTCATTTAAAAACTAATAAGCATGAATACATATATTATCCAGATACGAATAGTTTGTTGGTGGAGATTAAGACCAAAGCAGTTGAATATCAGCCAGTTCTTTATCCAAACAGAGCTGTCGAAACGAGTTTGTGGTAGCAATAGGAGGTTTCAAAAATGAAACATGTATATATGTTGACTGATATAACTGGTAACTACGAAAACGAATTGTATGTTGGAAAGTATTCTGATAGCGATGATGGGTATGGGTTGTTTTCAGTTGAATATGTCGAAAAAGATGAAGATAAATATTTATTTTTGACAGAAGAAGAATTTAATAAAGCTTTAAATCAATTCAAAATATTTAAACCAAGTCATTTTACAATTTATGGGGATGATGAATTTGAATAATGATCCAATTGAAAGATTGTTAGAAATATCTGATAGATTGCCTATTACTGTATTAGCTGATATTAAGAGTCGAATGGGAGATTGGATGTTGTCTGGCGGTAAGAAAGATGATTCTTACATGTGGCAACAAGTTAAGTTTGCTGAAAATTGGTTAATTTTTAATGGAGGAAATAGTAATGAAGAAGATTAGAACGAGTAATTTAACCAAGTACGAATTAGAAATTATTGATAATTATGCTCGAGTTTATGGCTCATTAGCTAATACTGCAGGACTAGAAGTTTTATTAGCTCTATACACAGGGATGAGATTTAAGGAAATTAGTGGATTGACCTGGGAAGATATTGATCTGGTTAATAACAGTGTTCGTATCGTTAGCAAAGTATCTACAAAAAAAATCCCCGTTGATAGTATGGTCATGTTTAAACTTGAAGACTTAAAAAAGGAACAACGTATTAACTATGCAAAACATGGATATGTTCCTGAAACCAATTACGTATTCATCAACAAAAGAATGCATAGGCCCACAGTTGTAAGTCTGGAAAAGTTTATTTCTGATTCATTAAACACAAATCAACGTGTATTGTTCAGAACTTTAAGAGATTCAGTTAAGGAGATAGATGGGCATGAGAATATTAAAAGGGTATGACCTATATGAGAGAAGTGATCTCAAGCGTTTAAGATTTGAGTTTGGGAAAATGCCAGATGTTACAACAAAATGGTTTGGTCAGGAGTTCGTTTATTTAGATATTTATATCAATGAACATCCTTCTAAACGTGCTCAAATCTTGAAAGATATTGATGACTTTATACACTTTCGTGCAGATTTCAAAGAAGTTAAAAAAATATATTGTGCGGAATGTGGAATTGAAATAGAAGATGATTATTACACAGTTGGAGACGATTTCTTGAAAACTAGATATTTTGAAGAGCAAGACGGAAGTGACAATATTTTTTGTTCAGAGGAATGTCTTTTAACAAGTTTATCCGTTATGAGTTATGAGGTGGAAAAATGAAGTTTTCAAAAAGAAATAATCTCAAAGCAACGGTACAATCTTTAAATTTTGCTATTAAAATGCTTTGCGATAATAAACAAGATATTTTTGATAATACAAATGTTAAAAACGAACAGTTGGATTTAACGGTTGACTGTATGGACGATATTTCAGGCGTCATTAGTCAACGTCTTAGTAAGGATGGTCCTAGAACATTGTATGAAGAATTTATGGAAGGATATACAGACCGTCATGATCGTTTAGAAGATTTTTTAGACAGTCATGATAAAACAATGGATAACGATAAATTAGCAGTACAAATATTAAATATTTTAGATGGTGAGCGTAAATGATTAAGGAATATCGAAAAGTGACGAATATAAAAGCAGAACAATTCGACAATTCAAAAGCAATGGCTATAAAGTATCATCTTTATCACAACGAGGACACAATGTTTACTGATGAAGCTGCACTCAAAACTATTGAAGGTATCATGCATGTTAAGCCCGGCGATTGGATTGCAACAGGTATAAACGGAGAACATTGGGCAATCAGGGATGACATATTCAAAAAAACTTACGAAGAAACGATTCCTAAAGGAATTATTTATTACTACAATCGTCAAAAAAAGTTGTCCAAATATTTGTTTAGTCAAGGGATTATGGATTGTGATGAACTTGCATCTGCTATTTTGGATGTTTTAAACGAAGACAAATAAAAAAGCCACTCACAAGGTGAGCAGCTAATTGGTTTCTAGTCAAAATCAATTATATCACGGGGGCGGCCGATTTGTTTTTATTGCCAGAAATTAATCGAAACGAAAGTAGAAAAAACGCTAGAAAAGTTTTAGCTCAGTATCGTCGATTATCCAGAGTTGCTGGGCGGTCACTTACTGATATAAAGTCACCAGTAATAACAGACATGCCTAAAGGATCTTCATTCGGTAATTCTCAGGAAAATATGACTGCTGATGTTAGTTCAGCAAGATGGGAAGTTGAAGAAATTGAAAGAGCTGCGGCAACGTTATCCAAAGAATGTTTTGAAGTAATCTACTTCAGGTATATGTCAAAGGAATTTCACACAAGAGTAGAAATAGCTAGTTTGGTTTTTGGAAGCCTTACGGCTAGAAAAACGGTCGAACGAAGGCAAAGCGAGGCGCTGTTACAATTCTGTGAATCCTATAGGTTTGGTGAGTTGCTGGTATACAAGAAAAAGAAAAAAGATAATGTATCTGTTTAGTGACGCACTTTTGTCTATATTATGTCGCATTTTTGTCCATATTTTGGGGCAAAAAGTTCGCTTTGGGGATGTATATTGGTATTGTCGAAAGATTAAAAATAAGTGTCATATGGTAACGACTGCGGTTACTCTGCCGCCAAAAAGGAGCAATTTGACAAAGAAAGTCATTAAAACTAGACACTTTTAAATGACATTTGCAGTTAGTTTAATAGCTGACTGCATTATACGGATAATCAAGGGATGTATTAGATTGAATCCTCCTTCTTTCATACTTGAATACAAGAATTTAACAAATATATTGCATACTGATTTGGTCATAAAAATATCAATCAATTTAATATTCTGGTTCGAGTCCAGATATCCGTTTAGATGATGGATGCTGTAGGAGGCTGCCATTATTTTATTAGATCACTCACACGAGTGGTCTTTTTATTTTGCCTAATGGAGATATTATCATGATTAAAATTCAGAATTATTATTTAAGTGATGATTCAACAGACGTCTACTCAAGTATTGTCTGGATTAGTACAAAAGAAATCTGTTCAATAGAAAGTAGTAGTGAATATGAGAATCTTATGATTATTATCATGACAAGTGGGGTTGAGTATTTTGTTGAAAGAATTACTGCCGAAAAATTGTTGGAGGCGCTTCAATGAAATTAGTTAAAACAAGTTTTGGATTAATGACACCTTTAGAAGCTAAGATGATTGGTGACATTGATAAAGAAGCCAAAGTAAAAAAGCAGAATGAGAAGATTGATATCAAATCAAATCGTTAAAAAATTCTGAAACAAACACGGATAGCATTTACTAGGGGAGGTGGTGAATATGAGTGGTTAGACCTAGAAATCCTGACCGTGATAAGGCAATGAAAATATGGCTGGATTCTAAGGGAGACAAACCACTTGTTGACATTGCCAAACAGTTAGAAGTATCAGCATCTACTATCCGAAAATGGAAGTCTCAAGACAAATGGGCTGATAAATTGAAAGGGAGCGCTCCGATATCCAAAAGGAGCGCTCCCTTTCGTTCACTTAAAAATAATAAGAATGCTGTCGGTAATTCTGGTGGTTCAGCACCGCCTGGGAATAAGAATGCACTGACAACAGGTCAGTATGAAACCATCATTCTTGATCAGTTATCTGATGATGAGCAGGCAATATTTGAAGGTGTGACTGATGATCCATTGATAACCATTAATACCGAAATACGCCAGCTGAAAGTTCGACAGTATCGGATTACCAAACGTATCAATGGTGTTGTCCAAGGGATGGATGATATTGAAGTTCAAACTTATAACAAAATTAAACAGAAACGTCGTTCATTTAATGATGATAACGGTAATCGAATAGTCACCAAAGTAAATGAAGTAACTCCGACAGGTTCAATGACACAATCTTATAGGAAGTTTGATGACTTATTAAAACTTGAAGATGCACTAACTGCAGTTGGAAATTCATTACAAAAGGCAGTCAAAGAGAAAGCCAAGATAATGAACATCCCTATGGACCAAGAGTTACTTCAAGGACGTGCAGAACTTACTAAGCAACAGGCTAGGATTCTTAAATATAATGCTGACAAACTTACAAATAATGGTGCTGATAATCCAATCATCAAGGCTATGTCAGCAATTTTGAAGAAGCAAAACAGAGGTGATGCTAATGCAGACTCCGATTAAAGATATTAAATTTTCACCGTTGCAAGAAGAGTTTATTACAGCTCCATTTGATCATACCTTTGAAGTAAATGAGGGCGCTATCCGTTCCGGAAAGTCTGCTGCAGCATGTATGCGATTGGCTATGTTTTATATGTTGTCTCCGGACGAATCACATTTAGTGTCAGGCTTTAATCAGGAGATTGCCTACAAGATTTATATCGAGGGTGATGGACTTGGACTGGCCTACATATTTGATGGAATGTCACATTTACAGCGTGATCGTGGTGGTGATAATTTAACGATTGATTTGCCGAGTGGCCAAAAGAAGATTTACTTCAAAGGTGGCGGGAAGTCTAACTCGGCTAATAGTATTCGAGGGATGTCATTAGGATCAGTGGCGTACACAGAAATTGATTTGCTTAATCAAGAATTTCTTAAGGAAACATTCAGACGTACTGCCAATGCCTATATTCGTTACCATTTGGGAGATTTAAACCCACCAGCACCAAATCATCCCATCATAGATTTCTTTAAGGAGCACCGAGCAAAATGGCAACACTGGACTATGAGAGATAATCCAGTCATGACACCAAGCAGATTGGATGAGCTTAAAGCAGAATTCAGTGCCAATCCTTATTTATATAAGCGTGACTGGTTAGGCGAACGTGTAATGCCTGAAGGTGTTATCTATTCCATGTTTGATAAAGATAACATGACTGATAAAACATTGATGGGCAAACCTGTGGAGATGTTCTTCAGCACCGATGCAGGTCAAGAGGATGCTACAACAATGAGCTGTAACATTATTACTCAAGTAAGAGATGACAGTGGTCGTTTTAAGTTCGTATTGAATCGAGTGGCCAACTACTACCATTCGGGACGAGATACACACAATGTGAAAGCAATGAGCAAGTATGCTGAAGAACTACTAAGGTTTGTCAATTGGTGTCACAAAACGTATCAGATGTATTCAAATATAATCCTAGTTGATCCTGCAGCACGTTCATTACGTGAAGAACTAAAACGAGTTGGATTAGCTACTCAAGGAGCAAACAACAATGCTCATGAAGTAGCCGGTGGTCGTAAAGGTATTGAAGTTGGTATCGAAAGGTCACAGAACTTAATGTCCAATGGTCAATTTAAATTGGTTGAAACTCCAGACAGTGGCATCCCTATGAAGTATGACCATTACAATTTCATTCGAGAGATTGGAACGTATGTCAGGGATGACAATAGTGGTTATCCAGTAGATGCTAATAACCATGCAATGGATGAGTTTCGTTATTCAGTTAATTATTTCTATCAAAAGTATGGTAGGTGATGCGAGTGTTTAATAATTTATGGTCAAAGATAAAGGTGGTGTTAGCAAAAATGGGACTGATCAAGTCGATTGAAAGTGTGTCAGATGTCAGTAATTTACTGATTGATGATGACCAGGTGAAACAAATTGATTTATGGGATGCTGCGTATAAAGGAGACCCAAAGTGGATTCATAAAAAATGGACTTCAGCCTTAAACAATCCACATTCATATAAGCAGAAGTCATTGAACATGCCTAAAATCTTATCTAAGAAGATGGCCAGCCTAGTATTCAGTAAGAAAGTTAATATTCTTGTGACTGAGCATACTGATAATAAAGATGATTCAGCAACTGATGATGACCAAAGCGACAATGAAGCAAACAACTTTATTCAGTCGACTTTGGATGATAACTATTTCTATAACAACTGTGAGCGATACCTTGAGTACATGTTTGGTACTGGAGGGATGGTAATGCGTTTCTATGTTGCCAATGGTAAAGTTAAGATTAGATTTGCGACAGCTGATTCATTCTATCCAATCTCACAAGACGAAAATGGTGTAACTGAGTGTGTTATCGCCTCGAAGTTTGTTAAATCAGGTAAGTATTACACACTACTTGAATGGCATCTTGAAGACGATAAGAATTACATTGTTAGAAATGATTTGTACCAATCAATTGATGCTAATTCTGATGATTTGGGTACTAGGGTTCCACTGAAGACTGTGTATGGGACTTCAGTAAATGATGAGTCTAATTACCCCAAGTTACTTTACACACGTCCTACGTTCATTTATTTGAAGCCTAATTTGGCTAATAATTTTAGCTATAACAGTCCATTGGGGATATCCATTTATGCTAATGCCATTGATACATTGAAACAGCTTGATCAAGCCTATGACATGCTGAACCAAGAAATGGAAATGGGCAGACGTCGTATTATTGTTCCGGACCAGCTAATGGAAAGACGTGTTAATCCATATACAGGCATCCCTGAATACTTCATGAATTATGATGAGCAGGTTTACCAGGGATTCACATTTAATGGAACTGCAGGTGCAGATTCGCCACCAGCCCCTAAAGACATTACCTTGCCACTGAGAAATCAGGAAATTATTGAGACAATCAATTCACTTCTTGATATCTTGGCTGCACAAACGGGCTTTAGTGCTGGTTCATTCAGTTATTCAAATACTCAAGGGTTAGAAACAGCCACAGGCGTTATCAGCCGTAATTCAGATACATATCAATCCAAGAATAGTCATGAAACTATCCTAGAAGATGCATTTAAGAAGATGTGTCAGACGATTCTTGAACTTGGTAAAGCTTCAAAAATCTATACTGGAACAACTGATATTGATGTATCAGTTAACTTTGATGATTCAATTGCTAAGGACAGAACAGAAAATGCTAACTACTACGAATTGATAACAGGTAACAAGCCTCTTATGCCACGTAAAGATGCAATCATGCAGGCCTTTGGATTAACTGAGGACCAAGCACAAGACTATTTGGACCGTCTTAATGAAGAAGAGTCTCAGGGCAGCATGGATGATGTTTTAGATAATAATCACTATGAAGATACTAACGAGAATGATCATGAAGCTTGATGCCTGGGAGTTAGAACTTTTAGCAGCGTCATCTACTGAAAAGATAAAAGTAGTAGAAGATGAAGTCTGGGGCATTATCGTCAAAGTTTTGTCTAATGCAATTGATAAAAATAGTTTGGAAGATTCTAGTTCAACACAGGAGTGGTTAAATGAACTACTTGAGTACAGAAACCTTTTGAAGGATAAAACATCCCCACCGATACGATTTGCTTTCAATGAGGCCATCAAAAAGTTACAGAATCAGATGGACGACCAGTCTAACTTGAACATGGATGTTGAAGAGACTTGGCTTGCTGATCAGGTTAAAAAGAAACTTTTAACTCCAGCCCCAGCGATAAATAAATCGATTAAAGTCAAGAAAGTAATTAATCAACATAAGAGAGATGATATTAAGTACCTTGCATTAGCTATGAATAACATGACCGAGAATGCATTTAAAACGTTCAAGGGAATAATCAGGGATGCTATTACTCAATACTTACGTGGAGGTTTAACTACACAACAGGCTATAACAAGGGCTTCATACAAATGGGCTGACCAAGGAATACCAGCATTAATTGATTCTGCTGGGAAACACTGGGCACCTGATGTATACGTTAGGTTAGTCATGAGTAATTCAATCAATGATTTATACAATGACGTTGAAGCAGCGCGTTTCAAAGAATACGGTGGCAATTTAGTTAAGATATCAAGCCATGCTGACTGTCGGCCAACTCACTTGAAATATCAGGATAAGATTTACAGTCTTGCAGGTAAGACAGACAAGTACCCTAATCTCTATGATTCAACCAATTATGGATATGGTGGTGGTTTATGTGGTATTAACTGCAGACATCACTTAATGCCTTATATTCCTGAAACTGGGGATGCTTTCGAGGATAAAAAAATAGACGCTGCCGAAAACAGCCGTAATTACAAGATTGCTCAACAGCAACGGGGATATGAAAATAAATTGAGAGAAGCTAAGCGTAGACTAAAGTCAGCTAAGGCTATGGGTGATCAAAAACAGATTGATCAATGCAAGAAGTTAACAAATCAGCGTAGTAAGAGATTGCGTGATTTTGTTTCTTCAAATAATTTAACACGTGAGACCTATCGTGAACGGTAACAAGTTGTATTTGACCTAAGTAAGTCATGAAACTGCTTATTTTTTATACCCAAATTTAGAAAGGAGCAATATTTTATGTCAGAAACAACTGATACAGGTACAGAAGATACAAATACAGAATCAGATACTCAAGTTGAAACTGGTACAAATGTTTCTACTGAAGATATTGAATCAGCTAAGCAATCAGCAATCACTGACTTACTTAAAGATGCAGGTCTTGATTCTGTGGATGAATTAAAGAATGTAGTCAAGGCGCAAAACGATGCAACAAAAGCTAATCAAACCGATTTAGAGAATTCCCAATCAGATTTAAAGAAATCTAACGAGGAAAAGGAAACTTTAGCTGCTAAGGTTACATCCCTAGAAGCTACTAACGCAGTTCTCAAGGCTGGAGTGGTTTCAGATCACGTTGAAGATGCTACTATTCTTGCTCAGGCAAAGGTGGCTAACGGAACTGCAAAGGACTTCGGCAAGGCCATTAAGGACGTATTAAAATCCAATCCTCAATTTACTGGGGATGTAAAGACTGGTCCTGATGGTACGGCTATTACTAAGGAGAACATCCAAGGTAAAAAACAAACTAAAACAACTATTCAAGATCAGATTGATAAGTTAAATCAATTTAGAATTATTAAATAAGGAGGCTATTTTAAATGGCAGTAACATTTGATCCAGACAATGTAACAATGCAAGATGCGAAGACTGGCGAGGTTCCAGCAAATCTAACTGATGAAATCATTACTAGTGTTAAAACTGGTTCTGCAATTATGCAATTGGCCAAAGCAATCCCAATGACTAAACCCAAAGAACGTTTTACGTTCATGACAGGCGTTGGTGCATATTGGGTTGAAGAAGGGCAAAAAATTCAAACAAGTAAGCCTACATTTTTAGAGGCATGGATTGAAGCTCATAAGATGGGTGTTATTATCCCAACCACAAAAGAAAATTTAAATTACACGGTTACTAACTTCTTTGAATTGATGAAGGCTGAAATTGCAGAATCTTTTGCTAAAAAATTTGACCAATCAGCACTCTTTGGAACCGATTCGCCATTTCCACAATCAGTTCTTGGTTCTGCTGCGCTTGCTGAGCAAGTAACGAGTGAAACGAAGAATAAATATGATGATGTTTCTGGAGCTTTGGCATTTTTGGAAGGACAAGACTTGGATGCTAATGCAATTGCTGCACCACGATCACAAAAGGTAAAATATCGTGCAACTAAAGATGGCAATGGAAATCCTATTTTTAATGATGCTCACGGTAGTTCTACAGCTGATTTACTTGGATTGCCTATTGGATGGGCTTCACGTGGTTCATGGGATAAGACAAAAGCTACAGAAATCTTGGCTGACTGGGATAAAGTGCGTTATGGAATTCTAGGTGGTATTAAGTATGAAATTTTGACTGAGGCAACTTTATCCATTAATGATGAAGATGGACACCCAATTAACCTGGCTGAACGTGATATGGCTGCTATCAAAGCAACATTTACGCCAGCTTTCATGGTATTCCAAGATGAAGCGGTGTCAGCTATCGTACCTAGTGGCGTTACTCCAGAAAAGAATAAGCAAAATGCACGTCAAAAAGTAAACAAAAAGAATAATGATGAAGAGACAACCTCAAATACGCCTGCAGGTGATTCTGGAACCGGCACAACAAAATAGTTAGGGGATGATAATTGTGGAATTACATAAAGCTGTTGATTTAGATTTCTATAATACTGATTACGGTGGGACGATTGAATTGGATAAAGATTTTATCGATAAGAATCTGAAACAAGCAGCTGATTTAATCAATCAATTCTGCAATTTTTATTTTGACTATCATTCAATTGATGACCTGCCGCTTGAACAAGACAAGACTAATGTAAAGAAGGCCTTGTGTGCTCAACTGGAGCATTTATTTGAGTTGGGTGGTAACACTGAGTTAACTGGTCAAAATGCTCCGACAGGCGTTCAGGTTGGCAATTTTCAGATGTCTGGTATGAAATCTAATAGCACAGGTATGAGAGCTGTTAGATCAGAAAAGGCATTGCAGTATCTTAGACCTACTGGATTGCTATATCGAGGTGTTGGCCAATGGTAAATGACTATCCAATCCCACTGAATGTACTGATACACAACATTGAAGTGATTCCTGAACGTGAGTCAAATGTTGGTTCATTACATCCATCTGAAGATGAAAAGGGTCATGTGTTCAAACGTGTTAGAGTACAGCCTAAAGATACATCATCTAATGGCAGTACCGGTCCTGAGACCAAAGGTTCATATTTGCTATTCATTGACTACTTGAACTCAGTTAATGTTGGCGACTATGTAATTAAACCTGGTGATAAAGTGATTTGGAATGGAACAAGTCGTAAAGTTATTGGGATATCAGCATTGTATGGACTGAATCCAGACCATGTTCATCATTGGGAGGTAAATCTTGAATAATAAAGTAGATTGGGGCTTTTGGTCACAACGGTTAGCAAACAAAGAGGGGCTTGAGATGGCTTTAGCGTATAAAATACGTGAGCTATCTGATCCGTACGTTCCCTTTCTCAGTGGTAATTTAGCTGGGCATGTAAGTGTTAATCATGATGATACTGGTGCACATATTATTTATGGTGAAAAATATGGCCATTATCAATATAATGGCTTTAGCAAAAATGGTAATCCGTTGCACTATACAACAACTCATCATCCCTTGGCCGGTCCTAATTGGATTGAGCCAGTTAAGAGGGATGCAATGAATAAAATCACTTCATTCACTAAGGAGGCTATTCTTCATGGTACAGGTCTTGGATCTTGATAAAGTTATTGCGGAATACATTGATGAAAATGCTGATTTACCAGTTGAGTTGGTGATTGGCCAACCGTCAACACATGGAACATCTTTTGCTTATTTAATGCGTTCACTTCAAAAATATACGAACTACCGTGATGGTAGACAAAAAAGGACATTTAGCTTTGATATTCAGGCTAAGTGTCCTTCTTGGTTAGAGGCTACCAATACGTTGAATCGTATTGCTGATTTAATGAATAGAGTACGTTCAAGTCAATTAAAGTCGCAAAACGGTAGCTTTGAATTTTCTAAGGCCTCAATGAAGCAACCCCCAAGTTTTATAGCAAATGTTACAGATAATTTAGACGTTGTTACTGGAGAAAAAATCTCCGGCGATAACGTCTTTTGTGTTTACGATGTCTCTTTCGAAGTAGAAGCAATTATTAATAGATAAGGAGGCCAACTAAATGGCTGATGATAAAGTATTAACACCCACAACTAATGTGGACTTTAAAGGAAAGATTACAGAAAACTTTCATGATGAATATTGGGTAGGTCCGATTCTTGATAGTAAATTATTGTGGTTATATTTAGCAGATGGAATTACCAATGTTACGCCAAAGTATACTGACAAAAAGAAAACCGCAGCGTACATGGATGGTGGAGGTACTGAACAAAACGTTGTTACTGGTGTTACTTCATCATATGACGTAACTGGTGATCGTTCTAAAGGTAATCCTACACAAGATTTGATTGCAAATCTGAAATATAAGACAGGATCATCACGTAATTTATTCTTCCGTAAAAATAGTTATATGGAAAATCCAGATGGTTCATTCACATTGGTATCATCTGAATATGGTAAAGCCAGTTATTCAGATATTGATGATGGTGGTGGTGCAGCAGATGATAATGGTGGTTTCAAAGTAACTATTCAATATTTGCAAACACCTAAACTTGTTGACGCAAAGGACTTACAACAATTGGACAATATTCTTCATCAAACACCATGTCAAAACGCCACAATTATTGGTGCAAACGTTGAACAACCTCAAGCTGATGGCAAGATTGCTATCTACAAGCCTGATTTGACAGAAACATCAGACGTAAATGTTTCTGATTCTACGGTTGCATTGATTGACGATGCACGTAAAATCGCTAACTCAGTAACTAGCCCTGTGCTAAGCGATGATAATGTCGAACCTGATACTACTCAACCGGCAAACCCAACTGATAATAAGTCAGAGGCAACCAATAATGGTGCTGATGTTTCAGCAAAATAATTTAAAACTAAGAGGTAATGAATATGTCTGATCGTACCAATGAAACAATGATTATTTATGATAAAACCAGTGCTAAGGTTGCCGAAGGTGAAAAAGGCACTAAGAAGGCAAAAATCACTGGGTTGGCTCCAGGTACTGTAGTTGCCGATGGTGAGTATCAAAATACATTTAAGGATGCAACAACTGGTCAAGAATCAGGTAAGTCTGATGTCAAAGGCTTCACAGTCAAAACACCAGTTCCAGATGCACCAGTAAATGAATCATCTGATGCAACTAATGACGGCGCTACTATTTCTGCTGAATAATAAATAAAGCATGCTCCCTTACTGGTAGTGGTGGTGGTTGGAATACATAAAGGAGGACAAGATAGATGATTAAAATTGATATACCCAAGTCAAAAATTGATTTTGAAATTGGTGGAACTAATTTTGTGTTGTCACTTGAAGATAAATCACGTGGTAAGTGTCTTGAAGTATTCGACAAGATTTCTGCCAAAGAAGTTGAAAATATCAATAAGCGTGATATTGAAATCACTCAATATAATCAAGAACAAGCCAATTTGAAAGCACGTGCTGCTACTGATGAAAACATGACTGAGGTTAGTTACAAAGAGGCAAGTGTTTCTTTATCGAATAAATTTTCAAAGATGATGAAGAAAAATGATGCTAATCGAAATAAGCGCTTACTTGAATTAGAGTGTGAGTATCTCGATACATGTTTTGGACAAGGTTCGGCCAAGAAAATTTATGAAATGTGTGATGGCTCATCAGTAGTATTCAATAAAGTAATCATCATGATCAATAACGAGATTGATAAGGAAACTAGTGCAACCGATTTTTATGACTCATATAAGCAAAAGATTGAAGAGATGAAGCCAGATGAATCTACTGACCAAGAACAAACTGACATTCAAGAATCAGACGTATCACATTAACACATCATTTCCATTAGTTATTGAATACTTCAAGTACATTAATGATTCTGACCATCTATCTGTTGAAGAACGCTTAAATCTAGCGCTCTTTTCTTTTGTCCAAGAATCAACAATAAAGTTAAATATTAACGAAAAATCAGAGCTTGTAGAGAAAATCTACAGCTCTTTTATTTTTACCGAGAAAGATAAACAGCGGGCGGATTTGATGAAACATCAATCTAAGTCATTTGATTATGAGCAAGATTTCAATCTGATTTATTCAGCATTCATGCAACAGTACGGAATTGATTTATCTGATCCAAAAGTTTTTGAAACCTTGAGTTGGAAAAAATTTAATGCGCTGCTTGATGGATTGAACAATCAAACGTTCTTTAGAAAGGTCACCTCGTACCGGCAACAGAAGATTACCGATGACATGAGTGACGATGAGAAGAATTTCTTGAATCAAATGAAGTTGATGTATGCCCTTGAGAGCACATCTAAGGACGGAAAACTTTCTAAGACTGAATTAGCTGCAATCTTAGCTCCGTTGGATATGAACCACAAGATGCTAAAACGGAAGCAACTAAGGGATGAAGGTAAGATTTAAAGCTTTACAAATTTTGAGGAAAGGAGGAATAAAAATATATGTCAAATGATGCTGATGGTAGAGTTGTTATTGATGTCCAACTTTTACTTAAGAATGCTACGGCTGACCTTAAAAAGATTGATGAATTAACTAAGAATATTGGTATTAGCGAAAACGTTGATAAGCAAATTGATGGACTGGATAAATCCACTTCTAATGCCGCTAAATCCGCGGATAAATTAACTGATTCTGTTAAGAATACTGGTAAGGCATTAGATAAGGAAAAGAAGTCAGCTGATGATTCGTCTCGTTCTAGTGACAATGATTCCAAGTCCAAAGAAAAAGAAGCTAAAGAATATGAGAAGCTTCAAAGTAGATTAAAGCTAACTGCAGCATCTTATAAGACTTTGTCTGAAGCTAATGAAAAACTTGGTAATAAATATCAATCAAGTTTGAACAAGTTAGACAGTTATAAGACTCAACTTGAAGCTACTAAAAAGGCTATGGCTAAACAACGTACACAATTAGACGAAGTAACCAAAGCATATGGTGAAAATTCTGATCAAGCCAAGATGGCCAGTGTTAAATTACAAAGTTTGGACGCAAACCAACAGAAATTGGTAGCATCTGCCCAAGCTTTGTACAAAAAGTACGGTAGTTTGACACCAGAGATGGCCAAAGTGGCAGACCAAGCCAATATCACCGGTAAGAAGTATAAGAGTATCGGTGATAATATGACTTCAGTTGGTAACTCAATGAGTACCAGATTTACATTGCCAATTGTGACCGGCATGGGATTAGCTACTAAGGCTGCCATGGATTATCAGTATCAATTACAAGATATCCGTAAGGAAGTTGTTGCTCAAGGCTATTCTAGCCAAGAAGTTACATCTATCATGTCACAGCTATCAACTGAGACACTTAAATGGTCAAAGCAGTTTGGTGTTGGAACTAAAGAAATCAACGAAGGTATGTTTGAGCTGGTTTCCAATGGTTACAATGTCAAGCAAGCCATGGGTATGATGCCTGAATTGCTGAAGACAATGACTGCCAATAGTGATAAGACTGGTACTTCTATCAAGTTAACAGCTTCAATGCTCGAACAATTTGGTATGAACCTAGGATCTAATGGTCAAGTTATCAAAAATGGTAACAAGCTGATGAACCAAATGACCGAAGCAACTCACAAGAGTGCCATGTCACTTGGAGACCTACAACAGATTTCTGGTAATGCTGGTGCTGCCATGCATGCTATGGGTATTTCTACTGCAGATTTCTTGGCAATTGCTGGACGTTTGAAGTCAGCTGGTATCGATGCATCATCAGTTGGTACGGGATTATCATCATTGATGACTAGAATCGGAACTGGTACTGGTCAAGCTGCAGACGACTTAAAGAAATACAATATTCAAGTATTTGATTCTAATGGCAAGATGAAGTCAATGTTCAACATCCTTGGACAAATGCAAAAAGCATATCAAGGGATGAATGAAAAAGAACAACAGAAATTCATGTATGACGTAGTTGGCCAAGAAAACATGAAAGTCGGTATGACTTTGATGAATGCTGAACTAGGTCGTTACAGAAGCTTGTCTGATGAAATTGAACATTCTAACGGTACTGTTAACAAGTACAACAACACCATGCGTGATACTGCTCAATTTTCACAACAGCAATTTGTTTCTTCATTGCATGCGTTAGAAGTTGAGTTTGGCCAAAAACTCTTGCCAACGCTTACACCAATAATCAAAGATTTGACGGGCATAATCAACAAGTTTTCAGAACTAGACGCCGGTACACAGAAGCAAATTATTACCTCTGCAGCATTATTTGCAACAATTGGACCTGGTCTATCAATTTTGGGTAAGTTGAATAGTGGTATTGGTAGTTTCTTAATGACCGGTCCTAATATCCTTAAGTTTATCAATGATGCTAAGGAAGGTACCTTGGGAATGAGTGCAGCGGAAAAAGCTGCACTTTTAGTTACTAATAAAATGAATCTTGGAACTAAGGCCGTTGGCGAGGGTGCTGAAGTCATGGCCGAGAAGACCATGCAGGGAGCCAATAAGACTGGACTATTAAAAAGTGCATTAACTAAGCTGATTCCGGGACTTGGAGCAGCGGGTGCAGGTATGGGAACATTTATTGTTCCAACTGCTTTAGCTACCGCGGGTATTGTTGCGTTGGGTGCTGGAATTTATTTTGCAGTCAAAGCACATAATGAACATGAGAAAAAATTAGCTGAATATAAGAAAACACTTAATGAGTTTGGCGTTAATGTCAGTGCTAATACTCAAAAAGTGATGAAGTCGTTCAATAATCTTCGTCAGTCCGCAACTAATGACATGATGAAGCTTGATAATTCAACAAAGGACCAATCCTTGAAGTTGTCAACGTCTGTCGTAAATAAGTATGACAAGATGGTCAAGATGGTTACATCTGGTTTTGACAAGATGAAGAACGATAGTGAAAAATCCATCAAGTCATTAAATTCTGATCTAGGTGCTATTGGAGACAATTTAACTAATACAGTTTTGAACCATGTTGATAAAGTTACTAATTCATCAACTGCCAAGGTCAAAGCAGCAAAAGCTACTATTCATAAGATTTATACCGATGTTAATGGCGATTTATCTCAAATGTCTGCCTTGCAACGTAGCCAATTTGAGGATGCACAGAATTACATTGCTGAACAAACATCTGCCTTTGCCATTTCTTTGAAGGACCAGCAAGCATTACTGAATGTCTATAAGTCACAACATGGTAACATTACTGGTCAAATGTATCTTGAAGACGTTAAAGCCCAAAAGAAAGCTTATAGTGAGACTGCTGGTACTGCCGAAAAAGAACGCAATAAAGAGTTAGCATCCCTAAAGAAATCTCATCGCGAACATCTGATTACCGACGAACAGTATCATCAAGAGAGTTCAGTGGCTCAATTCAAATATAACAATGAGATTGCCAAGTCTAATATTTCTTATGCCAATTCTCAGGATGAATTATATAAACATTTCAAGAATACTGGGACTGAATTTCTTAAAGACAAGAAAAGTATTAATGAAGTGTCTACTAAACTTGATGAGTATGGTCAAAAAGTTTACAAGTCTGTAACCAATGATCAATACGTAACCCGTGAACAATGGATAAATCAGACTAAGGACGCTAACAAGAGATACATTGCTGAACAGAAGAATGCTCATGGTACTGTTAAGGATAATCAAGAGAAATTCTATAAAAATAGTGTTAAATTCTATAAAAAGATGGGATTGTCTCGAGAAGAAGCCATTGTTCAAGCTGAGGTTGATCGAAAAGAATTAGAAAATGAGACTGACAAACAAGCTTCTAATATGGCAGCCGATTCCGAGAAGATTCAAGAATCGTACTTCAAAGGTCTCCAATCCAATAAATTTGGGTCAACTGCTCAGGTTGCTAAACAATGGGGGCTTGATTTATCCAACAATGTTAAGAACATTAATCTAGGGAAGTATGGTACAAAGTCAGCACAAGAGTTTTGGGATGACTTCAATTCTGGAAGTGCCAAAGGTAAAAGAGAAGCAGAAGTTTACTTCCAAGGCTTCTTCAAGGATTTAGAGAATGATAATAAGACTCATATTAGGGATTTATCGGACCCTGATAAGAATGAACTTCGTGCTGGACTTGAATCAGGGATGATTAGTCTCAAGGATTTAAAAGGACAATTTCATAAGACTGTTCTGGAACTATTTCCAACGGATATGTCACAAATTCCTGATCAAGAAATTAAATCTTTGAAGTCTGCATATCAAAATAAAATTGTTAGCCTTGATTCATTAAAGAAGCATTTTGGTGATAAAATTTATCAATTATTCCCAGATGATTTATCTAAATTGGGTAAGCAAGAAGTATCTACGCTTGAAGACGGATTAAAGAATAATTCGATTAAATCTGATGAGCTAAAGGCCAAGTATGGCGCTCAATTGCAAAGTATCTTTACTAAAGATTTAAGCGATGTCGGTAAATCAGACCTTGAAACCTTACATAATGCTGTTGCGGTAGGATTAACTAATCCTGACGAAATAAAACAGAAGTTTAGTGCTACTTTAGATAGAATTTATAATCAAACTCCAAAACTAAATGATATTAGTAATGCCAATATGGCCACCCTAAGAAAAGCTATTAAAGCAGGTATTACTAATCCTCAAGAAATTGAGAATAAGTATAAAGCACAACTAGACTCGATCTATGATCAAAACCTTACTGGTATTGGTAAGAACCAAATCAAGACTTTAACCAATGGATTAAGACTAGGGATTCCTGAGGCACAGGATGAAATGAAACGGCTTCAAACCGCCATCAATAAAGGTGCTACTGTTGACTTAAAGGGTAAAGGGAAAGTTAACATTGACGGTTTGGTCCAAGGATTTGAACAAGGGAATATTTCTGTCTCTACCTTTATGAGTAAACTTCAAAAACTAGTTAAGAAGTCTGCCGAGCTTAATTTAAATGGTGAAGGTAGCAGAACTATTGGAAGTTATGGAACTGGAATTAGTAACAACACGGAGGCTGCTATTTCTGCCGCTGATAATGCTCGAAGTAAAACAGAAGCCAATTTAACACCAACCGGTCAACCATATAATCATGGTTCAGGTGTAACACAAGGGTTTTCTGATGGTATTATGTCTATCATAAATAGTCCCTTATCCTCAGCAACTACAGTTCATGATCAATCTGTTGCTCAATTTTCTCCAACAAGTGTTGCTAATGGTCATGGTAAAAGTTTGAGTCAAGCTTTTGGTGATGGGATTATCACCAATGGAGGTATTCCTCTAAAAGCATCTGCTGCCATTGATACAGGTGTTAATAATAATTTTAATGATGGTATTGATAGTGCGATAAATATAAATACTCAATTAGACGGTAAGTCTAATTATAAAAAACACACAAGTAAAACAACTACCTCCATGGGAACTATTATAAATGGAGGTATTCCTTATAAAACCGGTACTAATGGAAAGTTAACGTCTCAAACACCATCAATCGTCGGGGATGGATATGAACCAGAATTAATCGATTATGGGAATGGCCAACTTGAACTTTCGCCTGCAGTTCCAACATTCAGAATGTTGAATCCTGGTGCTCAAGTATTTTCTGGTCGAGATACAAAGACAATTAAAAGTGCCATGGATGCGTTTGGCATCCCTATGTTTGCTCAAGGTTCTGGTAGTGACGTTGGCGAATGGATTTCTAATACTGCTAAGACTTCATGGGATTGGATTAAAAATAGTGTGGGCGATCTAATTGATTGGATTTCGCATCCCAAAGAGACTTGGTCTAAGCTGGTCGATAATCAATTTGATATGTCGTCATTTACTGGTAACTCAGCTGGTATCGGTAGTGGTGCCAAAGAGACTGAAAAGAAACAAACTGGTTGGTTAGATAAACTAGTTAAGGATTTGATGTCAACTGGTGGTAGCTATGATCCTGCAATGATTCTTAAAGCTGCTGCAGTTATGGGCGTTCATCCCTCTGACAGTTTTATAAAGATGTTGCAGGGCGTTATCCAATCTGAATCTGGTGGCAAGAGTGTTGTACAGACTGTGCATGATCAGAATTCTGGTGGTAATGAAGCTGCCGGTATTCTGCAATATACTCCTGGAACTTTCAGAGCATTTGCCATGCCTGGTCACACTAATAGAATGAATCCTTTTGATGAGTTATTAGCATTCTTTAATAACTCTGATTGGCAAAATTCTATTGGTCCAACAGTTATCTGGGGCGTTCCTAAGATTGATTGGTTACATTCCGGCCCTCAAGGTCACAGACGTATGAATACTGGTGGCCATGTATATCAGCCTGAAACAATTGATGTTGCTGAAGAGGGACAAGATGAATTTGTTATCAATCCACATCAGTCAACAGCTTCAAAATTAACGTCTGACTTGCTTAAACGTATCTCAGATGTTAATCCAACTGCTTTTGAGAAGATTGTTCTACCTGGTGCTGGTGTCACTCCTGAATCCATCAGTGGATTTAAGGCACAACCAATGACTCAAGCACAGGCAGTACAGCAACAAAATACAAACAGCACATCAAATAACGCCGACAGTCAGAATATGATTGCCGGCGTTATTGATAAGATGAATAGTCTTATTGATGCCATGTCTGGGGATGCTACTATCGAGGTCAACATTGATGGTTCGACTTTGGCCACCGCCACATTCCCTAAGACAAAACTAATGCTAAATGACTATATTCGAGCTGAAATGACACGAAAGGGGCGTTAATTTGAAAACATTAATTGTTCAAAGATTGGATGGGACTACCTATGATCTAAACAAATTGGATATTAAAATAATTGAATTTTCGCCACCTTCAGCCAATTTCACTGTTAATTCGGTTCAGGTAGGTAAGTATGGTGAAAAGGTCACAGGTGTTACTGTGGGTCCACGAGTCATACCTATTTCAATGGATGTGTTTGCTTCCAGTAATTTAACGATTATTTCAAAGCGGAATGAGTTTTTTCGGATTTTCGATTCTATGGAAGACTTCTATATTATCGATGCACGGATTCCGACAATTCGTTGGAAAGTTAGAGCTGATCAACAGCCTTTCAAATTCTACGACAATTGGCATATGGGTGGTGATATATCGTTCAATCTCAATTGTATTGAAGGATATGCTGAAAGTATTGATACAACTGCTCATATTGATGATTTGTCTAAATGGTCATCAGTGGGAGGGATGAATCTTCCATTAAATAAGAGGCTCAAGTATGAATACAGTGTCCCAGAGTTTGATATTTATAATGCTTCAAATATTGATATTATGGCCGAGGAAAAACCATATAAGATTGTCTTTCATGGCCAGGCAAGTAACCTGACTATTTACAACGAGACGACTGATCAGACATTTGAATTAAATACCAGTATTAGGGATGGTGATGAGTTCGTGTTAAACGGACCATTGCCATTTTTGAATGGCAGCATGATTTACGACTCGGGCAATCACGAGTTAATTGATTTGGCCAAAGGCTGGAACCATATAAAAATAAACGGTTATCAAGGGAACTTTACAATCCTATTTGATACCCGCTTTTATTATTAGGAGGTTAATTTGTTAACAGTTTATGACTTGAAACATCAAGCAGCACCACTGACTGATATTACTGAAATCAAACGTAATCGTAAGATCAATGCTGTATCTCAGATTGACTTTACTACGTACCGGTTCGATAGAAATGCTGCAGGTTTTGATAATATTCAGGAGCGTAGCATTGTCGAACTTCCTGAGGATGGTCAACAGTATAGAGTATTGAATCGGCATGGTTACCGAACTGGCGATACACCTACTAAAGATGTGACAGCTTATCATGTTTTGCATGACCTTGGTGATCGTGAAATTCATAAAGCCAAGGCACAGGAAACAGTCAATACAACGGAAGTATCGACTGGGACTAAAACAGTCGGAACTGTTTCAACGATGGTTGATGACGGTGCACCAGTTTACTCTTATCCTGTTGGTGGTTCGCTAGTTGGCCAGAAGTTGGCTAACGGAACAGATTGGCGAATTGATAAATCAGTTACTGTTAATGGGTCAACTTGGTATCGAGTATCTACAAATGGTTGGGTCAATGAAAAGTACCTGGTGTTTGATAAAGATGGTGATTCTAAGCCTGAAAATACCAAGGTAACTAACGTTCTTGGCCAAGGTACGATTAAAGCTGCTGAAATTAAAGTTGATAAGAATAATACAGAGGAAGCATCTACGGGTCATGCTACCGGTACGGTCTCAACTATGGATGCTGAGGGGGCACCTACTTACAGCACTCCAGGGGATGAAACCACATTGGTAAAAAATGTTGCAAATGGTGGAGCATATCAGATTGATTTAACCAAAACAATTGATGGTATTAAATGGTATCGAATCTCTACTAATCAGTGGATTTCGGAAAAGTATTTACCATTTGATAAGCCTGGTGATATTAAGCCAGAGATTTTTACAACTTCTAATGTTGATGGTCAAGGTTCTGTTAAGAGTAAGAAACCGGCAAAAGTCTATGATTCTCCCTGGCTACCTCAAAATCAAGTTACTACTATTGCTAGTGGTCAATTTAAGGTTAATCGTCAGGTTACTAAAGGTGCCGATGGGAAAAAGTGGTATCAAATCGGAAACAATGAATGGATTTCAGGTACTGATATTGGATTTGATGGTGAGACTGATGTTTCTCCAACTGAGACTGAATCAGATACTGAAACACCAACATCATCTAAAGTCTATGATTCACCAACATCACCTCAAAAAGAAACTGGCCAAGTTTTGAATAATGGTAGTTCTTGGCGCATTAATGGAGAGGTTACAGACGGTGCCGGTGGAAAAACTTGGTATCGTGTTTCTAGTAATGGTTGGGTTTCAGCTGATGATTTTGATTTTTCTGGCAAAACTGATGTTGCTATCAAAGAAATTTCTGATGATGAAGATCCCACTGATACATCGTTTTCATGGACATTAGGTCAATTTATGGCATATCTCACTGCAGGTACGCCTTTTTCTTACACAATTTTTGACGATTTCTTGCCACATAAGTTTGATGATTTGCCTGAAGGTAATGCTTTGGACTTATTTTTAAACGATGGAGTCCAAGATTACGGGTATGAGTATCAATGCTACAACTACCACATCAACTTGTATAAGAAGATTGGCCAGGATAATTCATTTGTTTTTATCGATAATGGCAATGTGAATGCTATTGAATCAACAAATGATGACAGCAGCATTAAAACTCATATTGAAGGTGAGTTTACTTTAAAAAATGCATCTTCTGATGGTACTGACGGTGATTCAAGTGATCAGACGACAACTATTACTGCGGAGTACACATCACCCAATGTTGATATATATGGTCCGATTGATGATGAATATTTTACCGATGAGGATGCAACGACAAAAGAAGAACTGATCCAGCATTTGAAAAACAAGCTGCAGGATTATCCATTGACTCAAATCACCCTTAATTATCACGAGTTTCAAGAGAATAATTTGTTGAACAATTTGAATAATGTTGACCTTGGTAATTCTGGATTTATCAAAGACCGGTACGGTGTTGACATCAAAGCGCGGATTATTGAAGTGACCGATTACCTGCAGTCTCCAACCAATAAGGAACCTGAGCTGACGTTTGGAAACATCATGGGTGATTTAGCTTCTACCGTATTTAATTTGGATAGAACTTACCGTAATGGCGCATACAAAATTATTAATAATTTATAAGGAGGTGTTTGAATGTCGATAGCAAATTTAACTAATTTACCGGAAGATATTTTAAAATCAGAATTTCCACAAATTTGGATGAAAATGCAGCAACAGAAAATGTCGAATCAAGTTAATTCTGACAAAACTAACATCTTTCTAGATCAAGATAATAATCAATTTTATCTACAGAAAGATAAATCACAAAAAGCAACTCGCTATAATTTGTTGAATTTGAATAAAACAATTCCAAGACCACAATATACTGACGATACTCACTTATCAGCTGATTATATGATCAGTAATTGGGGAGCATTAGATGACCAAAATATTTTCGATTCAACTAATCATAATTGGGATGAAATTAGAAGTTACTTGGAACGTATGACTAATAAGGTTAATAATCAAACGGATTTTTTACTTGCAATTGGTCCATATTTAGATGAATTAGCGAAGGAAAAAGATGTTGATTTATCTGAAATTACTGCAGATGGAATAAATGGTTATTATGACAAAAAGCATACAGATGATTTTGAATTAGATATTAAAAAACGTATGAAGAATATCGAGAACAAATTTCCTGACCAGCCTATTGCTAACGGATATTTTCCACCTAACTACACAGGTAATAATGACGATAGTGATGATCCAGATTTAGATTCTCAGCTTCAAAGAATGAATAACGAAATAGAGGAGGCTAACAAATAATGGTAGAAATTAATCAACCAACTACGCCACCAACAACGCCTGAATATGATTATCAAACACAAAAAGCGACTATTCCCTTAGAACAGGCGCTTTTCTTTTGCACAAATTTAGCTGAGGGTGCATATTTGCCAGCCCAATATACAACTGATGAAGACCGTCACTTATTGCCACAAGGATGGGCTCAACTTGTATTTGAGGGTCGGAAAATGCAACATGCTTGGATTAAACAAGGTCAAACTGGTAATCAAATCTTTGATATGCAATTTATGACACCTAATGGTGACTGGGAAGACTTTACACAATATGTTGCTGACACGGACACGTTGAAAGATAGCTTGATTTCCTTTGTGGGGACGGATGCCGGAGGTGCATACATTCGATCTGATGTTGGATTTAATGTTACACAGGCAACTATGGGCCAGCTCGGATGGAAGCCTGAACCGGTCATTGCACAAACTCCCGGACATTATAAGTCGGCACATTTTGTTATTGAGGATCCTGATAGAACAAAAGCAATCACCACATTAGACTTTGACCTTGAAATTATTGGTAGTAGTGAAGATTTACCAGTATTACCACAATATCAATTCTATATTTCAGAATTTCAACGTTCACTTTATGCAGTTAAGTATTTAATGGATGCTGGTCAGGATCAACTAGCTTATCAAGCAGCTATGTACACTGCAATTGTTAAAAGAAAAATTGATTTGCTACAAGAACAAATGGCTGATGCCAAGAAGCAGCTTGATGACACTATTGCTGATGGTAAAACCAAAATTGATACTTTAGTAAAAGATGAAACTAAGCGTGTTGATGATTTAATTGATGCTACTGACGCTAAGACTAAGGCAACGGAAGATAGCTTGAGTCAACTACAAGTTGATATTACTGGTAAGAAGCTTGTGACGCAAGACAACGTCGGTGCAGTTATCGAATCATTAGTTGATAGTGGCAGCCTGACCATTGGTACTTCAGATACTGATTTGGAAACACAATTACAAAGAATAGATAACGAAATTGAGGGGGCAAATCAATAATGGTAGATAACGTTAAAGACAGTACAGCTCGAAAATTACTTGCTAAGTTGCCTGATGGCATTCAAATTGTTGATAAAAATCAAAAGATTTTGCATACAGCAATTGTTAACAAAAAAACAAATAAGATTTCATTACCATCTGATTGGCTAGGAACCGGAACGAATGCTAATACAGGCGGTAATACCGGCACAGATACTGAGAATCCTAGTGCAGGAGTTGATTATTACGCTGGTTCAATTGCAAATGGTGAAATTACCGAAAGATATTTACTTTATCAACGTGACGAAACAGTAGATGAAGAACCAGCAGTCACTAAAACTGTGACATTTTTACGTGATGTTGGTTCCAGAATGAATATGGTTGGCGACGGTCTTACATTCTTAATTCATTTGCGAAAGACCAAGTTTGATAATGGAGTTAAGGGTGAAGTAACTGACATTTATCTAAATTATGATCCTGAAAATATCGTGAAAACTGGTAATTATACAACAACGTCACCACATCCAGCATATGTAAAGACTGCTGATTTTGGAGTGGGGAAGCAAATTTCAGTTCCTATTAATGGTATTGGGGAAAACCTTTCAGGCAAGAATGTTAAAGCTCCTAAATTATTGTTAACGTTCAATGCAGATAAAACTATGAGTATTGAATCTGCAACTGGATATGATAACGATGGTGATAGTACAGGCGCAACAGGTGCAAATTATGATGTAGTTGTCGATATGATTGCTACATATTCTGTGCAGACTGCTATGTCTCAGATGCCAGAAACTGTTAATTTCTTTACTGGATCAGCTAGTGGGGATATTGCTTTATCCGGTACAACTGATTTCCTTGAAAATACATCTGATGGTATTGAGATTACATTTGATAATTATTTCTTTGTAAATACAAATAATAATGTACGAACAAATTCAAATGCAGTATTCAATTCTTTGAAAATTAGAATTCCTAAAGAAAAATTTGTTAACGGTTACAAATTTAATCTGTCATCGTTTTTACAACCAAAGGGTACAAGAATGACCGAGGATATTAAAAGTAATACTGGAATGTGGACTTCTAATCCTAATGCATATGATTATTTTTATTTGTTGAATAATCCCTACATTGAAATAAAATCTGCTGCTATTGATTTACCGTCTCAAATAACTTATTCATCGACAATAACTAGTGGTCCGATTACTAATAATTACTTTGTTCCAACCATTTCAAAAGTCACACCATATAAAAATTAAAAGGAGGTAGAACATGAAAATAGCAGTTACATTATATGACGATGGGTCTATTAACCACGTTAATGATACAAGCGAAGATGCAGCAATTAATCAATCTAAGTATGAAGGTTGGACATTAGTAGAAAGTGATCCAGCCTTTTTAACTAGTCAAGCCTATCTTTGGACCGTGCGTGAATTTGATAATCAGTTAGTCTACCTATCTGATATGCGAACATCTAAGGAACGTGATCGAAACAATATCACTGAATTAACTAAGGGCAACTTAGCTAATCAAATGACTGGAGTTCAGTTACAGACAGCTGTCACAGCGTTAACACAATCAAACTTACAACTGACTATGGATAATGCGCAACTTAAAGTCGATAGAGATACAAATCATAAAGCTATTACCGATTTAACAAAAGAAATGATGGACTTGAAGTTACAAGTTACAACTGCTAATACATCAAATGTCGATACGGAAACAGCAAAATAA